TTAACCCTTCAACAGTTTGGGCCATGCGTTCAGGTGTAGTTTGAAAAACTTCTTCTCCAACAGGATAAACAACCATCAGAACCCCTCAGTGGCCCAATCAACTATTTTCAAAGCTCGTGCCCATAATGGTTTTCTCGTAAAAAACACACATTCAGAGTCATCAAAGCATACAACTTTGAAATGCACCTCTGTTGGCAACCAATCATTATATTCAACACGCCTGACAACATTTTCGGCAGAATAGAAAAGCCATTCCAGCCCATCTTCTAAAAGACATCGCTTTCCTTCGTCTTCTCCTGCTCTAAGAAGAACTTCTCTATTTATAACCAAAGGAGTCAATTGAAAACCTGTTTTCCAGCTTTGTTTGTTGTTGAAGGTTATTCCAGAGATCCAAAAAACATCGAAATATTTGATATTCTTTGCCATCTTCATCAGTTGTTAAAAAGTAAACATATCTTCCATCGTCACTTAAACAATAAAGAACTGTTGTTGAGTTTGTAAGAAAGTGATCTAAAAGATCATATGATGTAATAACAATACTTCGTTGTCTTTTAACAACCGTCTTCAAATTCGCAGCCAAATTCGTATTCAAAAAAACGTACTGTGTCATCTGTGACATCTTTCTTGTACAAAGTAGGATCAAATTCACATTCTTTAGACAAGCGTTCTATGTATGGTTTCACAAAAGGTGAAAGCATGACATAAATCATTGAAATTTTACCCTGCATGATCCAGAGTTTGAAATAACCATTGTCTATGAATTCTGCAATTTTGCTTTCTGTGGGTTGTCCTTCACACCTTTCATAAACAAATTTTTTCGTCCTTAAAAGTTCACGATTAAGTTTAGTGTCAATCACTGGAGGAGGTTCTTTGTGATTGACTTGAGCCATCTTTTTATCGTAAAGTCTCTTCCAGATTTTCCAACGAATCCATGCTTTGTCACCACACAAAGTGTTGATTTCCATGTAACCTTTGTATGCCTTTAAAACAGTCAGGTTTGCTGTAATATACAGCGGCATTTCTTCTGCTGTGAGCAGACCTCTGGTTTCTCGTCGAAGTTTCCAGCAGTAGCGGAAAAGATGAGAGGTTCTTGGATCTCTTTTCTTTGGAAGCTTGTTCCTTCTTCGCCATTCTGCGGTCTTTAGGTTATTTGGAGTGTGTTTTTCGACTTCTTTCTCCCAAAGAAGGGCAATTTTGTACGTCTCCGCTTCAGGAGTCGTCATGTTCCATTGGAAGATTGGGTCGTATTGAGACAAAATTTACTCCTTTGGCGGCAATCATAGCAACGAAAAAGATAGGATGCAACAGAATTATCTATCGATATTAGTGTTGCAGAACTTAACTGATTTTACTATGATGTTCGTTGAATTACTGTGAAGTTACGTTACTCCGATGAGAAGGCTTTGATAGTCGCTGGACTTGGAGAGAAAACCATAGGGAGGCGGGTGGTTCTTACCGTGCAACAGCAGACTTTACAAGAGTCTAAGGCTTACTCCCTGTACCGAGGTAATCCTTATGAGACGCCCTCAGTAGCGTTGTCTAACTTAGAACTTTAAGTTGGGTTAGAGGGCACCTTTAGACGAACTCATAAGGTTAGCAGGGCAAACAACTATCTTCGAAAACTCGCCATTGTTGTGAGCAAGGTGCGGTACGCCATGAAATTATCATGAGTGAACCGTTTGGGATCGAGGTACGCACTGTACCTTCTCTATTTGTCCCCGGAAACAAGGAACTTATATTAGTTCTTTATTTTCTTTTACTTTGTTCATTAACAACGCTACTTGGTATGCGCAGAGAAAACTTAAGTAGCTGAATTGACTTTGAAAAACTCCTCTTCCAAGATCTTTTCGATCTTGTTATCTTGTTGCTTCAATCGAAGGAGGGTTTTGGGATATTGGTGGAATTTTTTGATGAGCAAACTCTATGAAGCAGCATGGCACTTGGGAGACTTGCTGGAAAATTCCACCAGAGCTTATCTGCGGGTGGAACCTGAATTTTTGGATTATTCCATTCATAAACCCGGCAAGATCATCATTGAAGGCAAGGGCCGAGTTGAAATCGAATTGAATCGCAATAATGTTGCTCAGGTTGCTGGCATGTTGGAAGCGACGATTTTTGACAAAGAACAGCTTCCGGTTTTGTTGTGTTACAACATCAAACCACTTTTTAGTTATTTTCGTTTTTATCTCCAAAGAGAGATTATCCCGTCCACGGCTATCGTAGACCTCAATGTCATCGAAAGCTTCCTGAACCTTAATAAAAAACGGCCAGAAAATTTAGTAGAAGCGATAAATAGATCAGAGGTGGCATCCAAATACAAAAGTTGGATCAATGTGTACAAACAAGTTCATCTCCCCTTCATTTTACGGGTCATGCCGTCCATTGAAACGAACCCGTTGCTCGATACGGCAGACAAAACACCAAGATACCCATACTATGAAATTGAAGGGCAAGTCAGTGGTCGTTTGAATTGTCTCAAGAAATTCAACAAAGGTTATTTGCCACACAATCTAAGTCTTGAACAAAAACAAAAATTGAAACCCAGAGGAGATGCGAGAATATTTTTCTCAGCAGACTACCGTCACTGTGAGGTTACAGTTCTTCAATGGTTGTCTAAGGACGAAGTCCTGAAAGGAATCATAGAATCAGGTGAAGATTTACACTCTGAAATTTTTCGGATCATTTTAGGGGAAAAATGCGATACTCCTAAGAAAAGAAAAATATCCAAGAGAATGTTTCTTCCAGTCATGTATGGATTGGGAGGAAAAGGTTTGTCCAAGATGCTGGAAGTCTCAGAAGAAGTGGGATTCGAGATAGTAGACAGAATACATCGAAAATTTGTTACTGCATCAAGGTGGATGCAGGCCCAACAGGATAAAGCCAAAGAAAAAGGCATGACCATTGACTGTTTGGGAAGACCCCGTAAGTATGCGGAAAATGAATGGTACAAAGCACGCAACCATGCAGTCCAAGGTCCAGCCGCCTCAGTTTGTGCTGAGAAAGCAATTCAACTACATAATGATCTTATCCCTACTGGGGGTAGAATTTGTTATACAGTTCATGATGGATATGCTTTAACATGTCCTGTTCAAGAAGCAAAAACAATGCCTGAGATCATTTGTGGGGCTTTGGAGTCCGAGTCTAAATTATGTCCGGGCTTGAACATGGGAGTGGAAATATGTTATGGTAAGAGCCTTGACCAAATGAAGGTCTTGAAGGGAGGGTAATGAAATCGATACAAAAATCGTTTCCAGTAACAGAGGAAGAGTACGAACTGTTACATAAAAAGTTTGGTAAATATTGTTACTACATTGCTTGGCAACTGAAGAGAAATAATACCAAGAATAATTCTACGGATGACTTTGACGACATAACGCAGCAACTTCAAATTGCGTTGATCAGAGCAGCTTCATACTACAAGCGGCAGTGTTACATAGAAGCCAGCCTTGAAAGCTTAAAACCAAGAATCAAAGATGAGTTCAACAAAAAGATTCTTCAATCACTTGAGAAACTTTGGAACAATCGAACTCGTCATGGAGCAAACCGGCAGAAATTTGGTGAGTTTCAGGAAATGATTTTGGATGGTCTTCTTAAGAAGTACGTTCCTAAAAAGTTTCGACCTGATAAAGAAGCTCAGTTGGTAATGGACTCTAAGTTTGCGACCTATTGCAAGCAGATTGCTTGGAATGAGCAGCGGTCGATGGGCAAGAAAATTACCAGAGAGAAATCTTGGAGAACTGGTCTCGTTTCGTTATCAGAATTTGACTATTTAGGGTCTCATTAATTTAGCAACAATTGAACTGTTGAAAGACATTTAACCCGATCATTTTTGTGATCGGGTTTTTTGTTTGAAAAATTGAGTAGAGGTGTCATAGAATTTCTGTTATGCTTCTATGATGTAAGAATTGATGTTAGATTGAGGAGGTGTTATGACAGACCAAGCACACATTGAAGACTTAGTGGACCCTGATGCAGAGGGAGATGCTCGCTATTCTTGGGATGAAGATTTTCAAAGACATATTATTTCTATGCTGCTTTCAGATAAGCAGTTTTTGTTGCAGGGCATGAACCTTGTTAAGCCTTCGTATTTTACAAATAAAGCACATTCAAAAGTTTGTGAGATCCTCTTCTCATATTTCGAGAAGCATAAAGGTCAGCCAACTCGTATTATCCTCACTCAGGAATTGAAAGATGATTTCAAAGGCAATAAAGCGTTGCCATATTATCTTGGCGAATTAAATGCTGTTTATGATTATTACCAACCCGGTCTTGATGCCAGAGATTACCTAACTGACAAGATCGCTTACTTTGCAAAAATTCAAGCTCTAAAATCGGCTTTTAAAAAGTCGATGGATGAAATTAATGCTAATCCCGAACAGGCTGAAACTTGGGATAAGGTTTACGAGATGTTGCAGAAAGCAATGATCGTAGACAGGACATTTGAAATTGGTACAAGCTATTTAAAAGAAGCTCGTGATCGATATGATCGAATGGCAGAAGTAGAAGATACAGGCGATGTTTTTCCTATTGGTCTCCACAGTGTGGATTCCAGTCTCAAAGGAAACGGATTCCGAAGAGGGCAATCTATTGGAGTCATGGCTGACTCTGGTGTTGGTAAGTCGGTTATGCTGGCCTGTATTGGTGCTTATAATGCCTTACGTGGTCATAAAGTTCTTTATTTGTCATGTGAAAACTATGAGGATGAAATTGCTGAAAGACTGGACTCTATTCTCACAGGGGCTCCTATTCGGTCTCTTTGGGATCACCGAGAAGATGTATTTGAAAAGCTCGAAGGTAAAGTTTCAGTAGGGCAAAGAGATGATGGTGAGCCTGTTTATTTTAATCCTGAAGAAGATTTGATTATCATTAAGAAATTTGCACAGAAAACAGCAACTCCAAATACAATATTAGCTTATTTAACTCAGTTGAAATATAGGGGTTGGACGCCAGACGTAGTTATTTTAGACTATATTGGTGAAATGAAAGACTATCCTAACATGAAAACCTATGAAAGTCGTGAGCGTATGGCTGGCGAACTTCAAGGTCTTGCCGATGAGTGGAAGTTCTTTTTAGCAACAGCCGTTCAGCCAAACAGATCAGGCAAAGAAGCTCAAGAGAGTGGTCACCTGTCTCAGGCTCATATGGCAGATGCTTTTGGTCAAATGCGGCCATTGTATTGTTGTATTACATTGAACCAAAATGACAGAGAGTCGGCTGTATTTTGTGGTCGTGGATGGGTTGAAAAACAAAGAAACGGTCCCAAACATTATCAGTTCTATTTGGACTTTAACCCTAAGACTTTGAAAATCACTGAAATATCGAAAGAGACATATCGAGATCGAATGCAGGGTCAACAAAGCCAAGTAGTTAGTGAAGTTGAGACAGATACGATTAAGTCAATTGAGAGTAGTGTCGAAGATGCTGCTGTAGATAATGCAAAGAAAAATTTTCAACCACCTGATGAAGAGGAATAAGAGGAATAAGATGAGTAATATGATAAAAAGAAGATTAGTTACATTACGTGTTATGATTGATTCGCTCATTATGTTAACGGCTTTGTATTCATTTTCACAAAATGCAGTAATGAAGGATGGAGTATTGAAAGGTTGCTTCATGCTTCTGTTCATAATTGCCAGTCATAGCTGCACTGATCACTTCGGCAAATATTTACCACCCAAAGAAGATAAACAAGGGATAGGTAAGTTGGATAAAAACACATTGGGGATAAAAAATGATCGATAAAGAAACAATCAAAATCGCTGATCGAGAAGTAACGATTGATCCAACAATTCTGAAATTTGATGAGTCAACTCTCACGAATTATATTCAAACAGAAGGTGGGTATTATGACAATTACGGAGCGTATTTGGCATTGGCAGAGAAAGCGTTACATTTATGTGAGATGCAATACGACCAGATTTACACTGAGCGATTTGCTGAAGCAAAAGACAATGGCGGAAGCGACAAATTGGCTGAAGCAAAAGCTAAATCTGATCCCGAAGTAGTCAATGCTCGGGAATATGTCATTGAAGCAAAATACAAAGTAAAGAGACTTCAGCAGCACTTGAGAGCATGGGACAAAAACCATGATAACGCTCAAAGTCTTGGCCATATGATTCGAAAAGAGATGGATAAATTAAACGCTGATATTATGGGTCGTGCCAGCGGTCTTGATATTGAAAGGTTTAAAGAAGAACGTCGTTTGGAGCAAGGTGTTGCTCCAATTGAGGAACAAATCGAGGAATCTAAAGGTATTGAAGATGGTCTCGATATGGACGATCTTCGGTCTTTGGTGGGTTAAATGGACATTGGCGGAATTGACATTTGGTTCAATTATGCAGATCACAAGAAGTTCATAACAGCAGCTTATGAAGCATCACGTGAGATTTGGCCTAAATTGTTTCTTGAACACATGGATGCTTCAGAAGTTTTTATCTTCAAAGACAGGACTTCTTTTGAAGCTTGGGGCTCAGGGCCTTATGAGGATTTTCATAATACGATGATTCACGTTGTTTGCAATAAGGGTTGTACTGTTGTTGTGGATGACAAAGATCACCCAGATAATCAGCATGTTCTCACCGCTTTGGAAACTTTGTTGTGATGATTTTGGCAGTTTGCTTCACTACAATACAAAGTTATGAAGTTTAGTGAATTCATTCAGGAAAACATCTTTGATGACGATTTTGACATTAGTCAATGGCGTGAAAAAATAAAACGTCGAGGGAAAGAAGTTCAAAGAAAAAGAATCACACAACCTGATGTATTGGTCGTTTATCATGGTTTCAATGTAGACCCTGCGAGTATTGATTACACTTTTGACCCAAGTAAATCAGAGCAAGGATTATTGTGGTTCACACACAAATACGTTCGAGGTCATGATTATCGAGATTACGCAAAAGGGAAAGGTGGATATGTTCTCCAATACCCATTGCAAATTCAAAGGCACACTGATATTGTGACCTATGAAAATGGTTCGCAGGAAAATAAAATTCCAGAAGATCTTTTTAATCAAATTGATTCAACTTCTAATGGAAGATTCATGGGTGATTTTGACAATGTCATGGAATTGCCCCAAGGTTGGTTTTTCACGTACAAATATGAAAAATTCATTGGAACAAATCAGGTTTTAAAGGTTAAACCAGAACAAATCACTTCATAGTTTTTTGCAAGGAAGCAAAAATGATCGACCCGGTTAGGTTCACTAATTACAATTTGGATGATCAAGGTTTACAGGAATACATACTTTTCGCCATTTCGGCAGCAGGAAAAAACGCAACAACGGCAGCCAGAATCTTAGATGAATTTTTAAATCATGCCAAAGAGACAACAGGTGGAAAAGATCATTTTGATTGCGTGCTAAAAATTGCCAAAGATAAATCATTGCCATCTGTTTTAAAAAGCTTTGGGTTTGGTTGTTTTAATTTGAAGGGCCAAGGATTTCTTGAGATTGCCCAAAGTGGGTTGGATTTAAAAAGTTGTTCTGTTGTTGATCTTGAAAAGATCAAAGGCATTGGAATGAAAACCAGCAGGTTTTTTGTGATGCATACACGACGCAACGCAGGTGTAGCTTGTCTTGATGTTCATATTCTTCGTTGGATGAAGAAACGAGGCTTTAAGAACATTCCCCAGCAGACACCAACAGGTAAGCGTTATTTGGAAATCGAGAAGAAGTTTTTGGATGTAGCGAAACGTCTCAATAAAGAAGTTGCAACTTTAGATTTGGCAATTTGGAATGATGAACGAGGAAGTTTTGATTCTTAATCTTCGTCGTCAATGATGTGATAATCACTCCTAGGTCTTGTGTGACCTACATACCAAGCATTATCTTCCTGATCTAAGTCAGCCGGAAGTTTTGCTTTTGGATGAGGGTATAAACTTGGGGTGATTTCAAAGACTCTGTCAAACTCTAATCCTTTAGATTTGTGAGCAGTTGTTAGAATAACTGGATTAAGTTTTCTGAGTTTTTCTTTGTATTCCATTTTTTCTTTCTTGCTCTTGAATTTTTCTTTCATTCCACCAAGTCTTTGTCTTAGCCAATCTTTAAGTTCTTTGACTGTGATATCGTGTTTGTCTTTGTTTTCGATATCTCCGATCATATCGATGGCTGATGAAATAGCTTTGTGACCTTCGATCATGTCTTTAAGGTCGCCTTGTTTTTTGACTTGATTACCCCATTTATTTCTTTTCTCATCAACAAAATCATTCATGATGTCTTGGAAATCTGCAATGTTGATGTCTTCCCAAACACCTTTTTGCCAGTTCAATACACGATTTATCAAATTGATGACTTCGTTAGACAAATCCCATCCCATGATTTCAAATGGGATGCCTGCTTTCATAAGTTCCATTGCAGTTTTTGCTAATGGTTCGTTGGTACGTGCCAGAACAGCAGTTTGTTTTTGAAGTTCTCCTAAGTGTTCCATTTCATTTCCCAATAAATCCATCATGCCAGAAACATCCATTTCACGATTTGTATAGATTTCTGGGTCAAATGGATCATCTTCTAAACCAGCTTCGATGTCGTTTACAACAGTTCCTTGGTTTGCTCTGTTGATCAATCCCGGTTTTGATCTGAAGTTTTTGGTAAGTTGTTTAGAGACAGCATTAGGATTTTCTGAATTCGATTTAAGCATATCAGCAATGTCTTGAAACGAAGTTTCTGATGCTCCACGAAATCGATATAAAGATTGTCTTGGATCGCCTACGGCAACAATTTTAGCACCTGACTCCAAGAGCTTTTCGAGAATCTTTTTCTGAGCAATATTGAAATCCTGAACTTCATCAGCCAATACGAAATCGTATTTCTTTGGTTTTGTCCAATCAATTTCATCAGCGTGCATAGCAGCAAACCATAGGTCATCGTCAAAGTCACGCATGCCACGTAAGTTTTGGGGAATTGGTTGATCTAATCTGGTTGGCATTCCACCATTTCTGGACTTTTCATGTGTCTGGTGAAACTCCTGATCGATGCCATGTGGTATGGATTTTTGCATGATCCATGAAGCGACTTGAATCATTTCTTCAACAAAATCATGTCCTAGAAAATCATCTATTCCCATAACCTGAGACAGATTATCATTATGGAAATCTTTGTTAGGGTCTTTTTCTAATTGTTCTTTTGTTTGCTCTAAGGAGCTGTTGATTTCATATTCGCCAATAACTTTTCTTAAATCTTCTTCGTATGTGTTACTGGAGGGATTTAAGTTAAATGATTTTAAAAGACCTACTATTTTTTCAACTTCTTTGTTGAATTCTCTCCATATTTTCTTGACCCATTTCTTGGCATATTTTTCATCTTGAGAGCCTCCCATGTCATCAACATGAAGTATGTTGGCTCCTTTTGTTACAGCACGGTATTGTGGGCCATCCATGATCATTCCCAGTTTGTTTCCTTTTTTAAGGTTGGGAATGTAATCATAAATCCTTTCTGTAGGATTAATGTTATTTGCATCTAAGACTTTGCCAGCATAGCTGTGCGTGGTCATAATGTCAGACTTCATGAATTCCGGGAAAGATTCACGTGCTTCTTCTCCATTTTTTGTTCCAAAGACGAGGTAGATCCAATTTTGTCTTTTTCCTCCGAATTCCTGAGCTAAGTGTTTCAACATTGTTGTTTTGCCGGTTCCAGCTCTAGCCCCAATCATCATGTGAGAATCTTCGCCATTGTGGATTCTTTCAAACTGATCATGGATTTCTTGTTGCTGAGCGGTTAATTCAAAATTCTTGGACTCTTCTTTGGGGTGATAAAGGTCAATTCCTTCACTTGGTTTTTTGGCTCTTTGTAAAGAGCCATCAGCTTCTTCACGAGTAAAGATTCTTCCAACTTCTGATGTTGGAACTTCTCCAAAATTATGTATTTTTCCTTTGTAATATGATGCAAAGATCCAACTGTTATTGGTTGGATGTTTTTTCAACATCGCCAATTGATCTTTTCTCAGTTTTAATTCTTCATTGTCTACTTGAGATTTTGCCAATATCCAAGGTTGTTCTTGTTGTTGTGGCTGTTGTTGGCTAATCCCTTGTTGTGGTCGCTGTTGCTGTGGAATTTGAGGTTTATCTGGCTGTCCAACCATTGAGTCAGGAATGATGTCCTTGGTTTCAGGATGCCACCAGCCTGATTGTCCTGCATATGGTCCGAATTGAATATTGCCTAATCTTCTGTAGCCTTTTTGAGAAGGATCTTCTGATAACAAAAAGTACGAAGTGTCATTTTTCATCCATTCACGAAAAGACAATGTTTTTTGAACCATTTTTTTAGGTTCAACTGGTCCTGTGACTGGTTTACTCATTTTTACTTTTCTTCTTTTTTCGGCATGATCTTTGATGTCATTCAATACTTTTCCGGGTCTCCACTGAGACATACGTTGCCATCTTTCGAAGTTTACAGGATCAACTTCAAATCGGTAGTTTTTACCTTTTATGTTTACGCCGACAGTTCCATTGCCAAAACCATCATTTGACCAAAGAGTAAATACAATGTTATTATTAGCTTCAACCCACATGTTCTTATATATTAGCTGGGGGAGCAAAAGTGATTGATACTTAATTAGACTACCTAAATAGGTTGCAAAGGAGTTTGATTATGAAAAACCAATGGCTTTTAAGAAACAAACAAAGAGCATCCAAGTGGATGTTTTCAGTTAGTGAAAATGCCACGTGGAAATTAAAACCCAGAATTGTTGGGGTTCCCAATAAACCTAGTTGTCAATTTGTTCTTGGCGAACAAATGAGTGTTGTTTTCCCGGATGTTGTCAATGACATTGAACTCATTACATTTCTGGCTGATTGCCATTTATCTTTTAACAAAAAGACAAGATTCACTGGTTATTTGAAGCTTTTGGATGCTTCGGTTCAATCGCTGGAAACATGGATGTTCACAAAAATCACACCTGTGTCTATCAATTATGCTGATCCAACCGGAATTTATAATGGTGATATTGAGTTAACTTTTCATTTTGATACGAAAGAATATCGAGACTTTAGAGACAGTTCTTCATAGATAAGATTAGTCCGTCTGGTTGTAGCGATGGATAGTTACATCTGTCCGCATGTATGTTGTATCTTGACGCTATAACGAGGTTGTTGTTTATGCGGGTTTTGGATCATTCTTAGTGAGTGACAGAACATACGATGCCTCAAAGGCAACAAAAGCCATTAGGAGCCAAAATTGTGTTGATTTTGGTTCCTTTTTTATTGGCAAAAGACTATCATGTGGTATGATGGTAAATCATTGGATAAAAACCCGATCAAAAAGAGAGCAGCTAAAAGTTGGCGATTGGGTTTATTGGAAAAGAGAAATCTTTACAGACACTGAATGGACCACCATACTTCTTCAATATGGTGTTGAGCCAATGCGTGTTGTGCAATTCTATTATGACACTAATTTTAGACAAGTTAGATTAGAAGTCATTGATTGTAACGGAAATAGCATTATAGGCGTTCGTGCAGATCGTCTTAGGAAAGTAGATAAGGATTTTGAGGCAAGGCTATGATTGAGGAAATTGATCCTTTTGAACGATTTATTTACAAGATAGCAAATGAGCCTCTGAGGACATATCCATACCCACATTTGATAGTACCATATTCAATTGAAGGTCCAGAGTATTATCGCATGATGGGTGACCTGCCTGAAAAATTTGGTGTTCGTCGAGATGAAGTTTATGGAACATCAATAGCAGAAGAGTTGCCTGACAGGTGGCAACGTTGGTTGGATTTTTTGGAGTCTGATCGTGTGGCGAATTTGTTTTTGAAAAAGTTTGGTTTGTTGTTAGATAGCCATTCAACAAGATTTCGATTCCATAGGGATCGGCCCGGATATGAGGTTTCGCCTCATTTAGATGTTTCTACAAAAGCAATCAGTATTTTGATTTATCTTCCCAAGGGAGGTGAACCTGATAGGAAAAAATGGGGAACTTCTATTTGCACGCCTAAATGTAACAAAGAATTTGACAGAGGTCACCATAATTGGAGTGATTTCAATGTTGTTGAAAGGGTTCCTTTTGAACCGTCTATGTTGTTTGCTTTTGCTCCCGGTGAAGATACTTATCACGGAATTAAGGTTAAAGGTGGGATATTGGCACCTGATCGTATGGCTTTGAAAGGTTTTATTTTCAGGGAAACAAAGGATCAAAATCCTATTCTAATGTGAGAATTTGTTTGAAAGTACTATTTTATGAAGACAAGATGGTGTGTAAATGCGGCTAACATAGGGACATGGAATGTTCCTCAACACCATGAGGAGTGTTCGATTTTTCGGGCACTCCTTTATTTTTTGCCTTAAACTAATAACTATGATTAAGGTAATAGAATTTTTAGGGGGTAAAAGATGGGGTTTGAAGTCACATACCACTATCATGAACGTCAGCAAGACGGAAAATATAACATGGAGGAAACTAAGGAGTTAAAGAAGCGTATTGGCAAAGCTTTTGAAGAACTCCCGATGGAAAAATTAGCCGCAGTCATTATGGGTGAGTTGGCTCGTAGAGACATTTGGATTGTCGATGTAGAAGTCGAAGAATTCATCAAGAAAAAACTGAAGTTCAAAGAATCAAGTGATGGTAAAGGAATCATCATCAAAGGTAAGAAGTTTTCTTTTGGACAATCTGCTGAATTGATTGCTCAAGATGTTCAGGTAACCGATGCAGATTATGATCCCAGTATGGCACCGGCACCACAGCAATCACAACAGATTCAACAGCCGGGAACTGTACCAAAATCACAAAACAAGATTCCTTTGAAGTGGATGATTTTTGATCCACTTCCAGAACTTCAACATGAAGTACAGGCTAAACAGCTTGCATTTACAACTGGCAAGAAATACCCAGTATTTGATACACAGGATATGCCAATTGGTTCAAAGGACGGTACACCTGTTTATGGAGAAGTTCTTTCGACCAGAGACGACAAACATGCTACTGTAGTGGTTTCTGAGAAATACTTTGTACCAGTTCAAAAACTGGTTGGTGATGATGAAGTGGAAGGTGGTTTTGGAGCCCAGTCAGCTCAATCAGGAGGACCACGGTTGAGTTATTCTAATGAATTGAAAATTGATGCTCCTCAATCAGTTCAAGGTGGCGGGGATATGGGAGGGATGCCAAATATTAGATCAAGTGCATCTTTGCCAGAAGCTTATAAAGACATACCAATTGATACAGGAGACATACCAGCCGAATATGCTGCTATGCCTGATTTAGGAAGGAACGTTCAATGAACAGTGAACAACGAAAGCAACAGAAAAAGAAAAAGCGTGAGGAGAAAGTGAAAGCTGCTCTAAGACGCCGTCGTGAAAAGACACGTCAGGAAGTCAAAGAAGATCGTCAACAGGCATTAGCTGATCGTGAGTTCAGAAAAGAACAAAAACAAATTGAGAAGTTGGAAATGTTGGCAGATGAGATCTATGAAAAGTTACCAGCAGAAGTTCAGTCTCAAATTGAGCACAATGTAAAGATTCTCAAGGCTCTTGAAGAAGAGTATGAAAAAGAATTGAGTGAAAAAGAAAAACTTAATCAGGAACTTGAAGAGCAGGGGCATATTACTCCTGAAGACAAAATGAATGCTTTGAGAGAAATGCATTTGGGTGAAACAGAAGGCACCGCAGATGTGGAGCTTTTAAAGTCAAAAGCGGATGATCCTAAGAAAATTGGCATGGGCGGGAGTGCAGATTGCACGTTTTCGGTCAATGATTAGTGTTCTAATACAGAATCATAGAATTTTCTACTAAAGTCTATTGACCCTTCTTTCGAAAACAGATATAAGCTCACACATCACATCAATGTTGATGAGAGCGATGTTAAATTTGTTTTACGGAGGACTACTATGTCAGAATTTGGAACGTTAGACCTTGAAGGTGTACAGGAAGAAGAAAAGCGTCTTAAGACAAAGGGCCAAGGTTCATTCTTGGATCAATTTGTCCCGATGCCGGAAATTAAGCCCGGTGAAGTCGGAACAGTTGAAGTAAGAATTTTGCCTCCCGTCAAAGGTGGAAAGCTTTTCCAGTACAACCGAGTTCACTCAATCAATGGCCGAAAGGTGAATTGCCCACGACCACTGGTTAATGGTAAATGGGACAGAAACACACCTTGTCCTATCTGTGATTACTACAATTCTCTCTGGCGTCAGATTGACAAGCTGGAAGATGAAGGTGACACAGATGAAGCAGAACGCCTCAGAAAAGAGGCAAGATCAATCAAGCCTATTGAACGTTATTACTACAACGCCATTGTCAGAAAGATGACTGTTGATGGTGAACAGCAGCTTAACGTTGGACCAAGAATTCTGTCTGTTGGTAAGACAGTTCACCAGATGATCATCCGAGCGATTGTTTCAGATCGACCGGAAGAAAAGCTGGGCGACATTACCAATATCAAGAGTGGCTTTGATTTCATTATCAAGAAAGAGCTTCGTAGTGGGTATCCCAATTACGACCGCTCTGTGTTTGCCAGAGAAGCAAGCCCACTGGGCGATCAGGAACTTGTTGATCGAATCGTTGAAAACATGCACGATCTGACCAAGTTCAGAAATCTCAAGCCCATTGAAGAGTTGAAGAAGGAATTGGCTATTCATCGTGGGTTGATTCCTGATGATGCTGATACATTCAATGTCGATGAATTCGATGCTGAATATCAGGGTTCTGACAGCGTCACTAAGACTACTGTCAGCGTGCCGGAAACTGTTGTTGAAGCAACTTCTACCGAAACAACCGTTTCGGAAGCACCAGCCCCAACAACAGAAGATGTCGCCACAGAAGACATCTCAGTGGAAAGTGCAGAGTTTCTCGAAACTCTGACTGAAATGGAGAAAGAACTCGAAGCATAAGCTTTGAGTAAACCTCCTGTTGAAGGTCTGAAGAGGGCCGGGTTAGCCCGGTCCTCTTTTTTCATTGGTGATCATGAAATTTGAACAAATAAAATCAAAACCAAATTATACCAATCTTGTTAAAAGCGGATTAGCTGCATGTGATATTTGTGGTGATTTCACAAGATGGATTGATATAGAGCTAAATAAAGCCGTTTGCAGTGAAGCCTGTTGTGAAGCAGCATGGAGAGAATACCTTTCAGGAAATCAATTTCAAACCCTTCAACAAAGATTGAGATTTTACCAAACTGAAATCAACGCCGAGAATGATCTCATAGAAAAATACAGAGATCGTGTTTATCGACCTTCTATTGATATAAACATTGTTGTCCATAATGAATTGGACTATCTCAAGCAATGCATTGAATCCATTGAAATGCATACTGAAAATTACCAGCTATACATTTGGGACAATGGATCTAACGAAGAGACAGAAGATTATCTGAATTCATTATATGCTCGTGTGATACGCTCTGAAGAAAATGTTGGATTCATTACATCCAATAACATTTTGGCTGCTGAAGGTTCTGGTGACTACATTGTTTTGCTGAATTCAGATACTGAGGTTTCCCCGAATTGGGATGTTGCTCTTTGGTCAAGATTGCATGAATTTTCAAATGTATCTCAGGTCGGATATTTGGGTGGGTTGCTGGAAGAAAATGGAACAGGTGGTTATACGAATTTTGGAAGTGATATAGATTACGTTTTAGGTTGGGGCTTTTGTATACCTCGTGGCATTTATCAAACTTATGGTTTGTTTGATTCAGGGTATCAGTTTGCATATTTTGAAGATGCCGATCTTAGTCTAAGATTGAAAGACACAGGGTCAGAAATTTATGCTTTGTATACACCTTTGGTTCATCATTATGGCAATAAGACTGCAAGCAATGTTGAACTTGACTTAAAGAGTCATATTATGTTTAATCATGCACGGTTCAAGGAGATTTGGAAACATTACTTAGACGCACAGCGTGTATCAGCTCCTCGTGGTCCTAAGATTTGGGGATCACCCGGATTTTCCAAAAAACCAACTCAAGCTTAAAGACACAGGCATCGAATATAAGGCGTCATAATTATACAGGGAGAAAAAATATGGCCAAAAAGAAAACGGTTTCAGAGGAAGATTTGTTTGCGGAAATTGCGTCTAATACAAACGGCGAGGTTCTTGATCACATAAAGTCAGTAGACTATTATGTCGATACAGGGAATCTCGCCTTTAATTATGTTTGTTCAGGAAAGTTTATTACCGGAGGAGTTCCGGGCACGAAGCTTGTCGAGATTTACGGGCCATCATCTTCAGGGAAATCATTGGTTGCAAACAATGTTTTGCACGGCTGTCAGGCAATCAATGGGTGGGCAATTATCCTTGACTGTGAAAATGCAACCAACAAAGAGTTTATGCAGAGAGCTTCTCACGTGGACCCCAAGAAACTTCTGCGTTACGAGCCACGTACTTTGGAAGAAGCTTTTTTGAAGATTCACAATGTTTGTAGGTGGATTCGAGATTTTGAAGAGAAGAAGAAAATTGAAAAACGGCCAATTGTTATTGTCTACGACTCTTTGGCATCTTCTCCATGTGCACGTGAGTTGAGAGAAACTGATCTTCCCGAAGATTATAAACCTTCAGATTGGAAGAAGGTTGTAGGCCGTCAGGAGCAACCGGGTGAACGTGCTCGTGTAATCAGCAATGAACTTCGCAAGTTGAACGCTGTTGTTGGTGAATACGAAGCAACAGTATTGTTCATTAATCAGACTCGTGAAAAAATTGGCGTGATGTATGGAAGCCCTGAAACCCGACCGGGCGGTAAGGCTTTGGAGTTTTACGCAACCTGCATTCTTCGCACACAACAGAAGAAGAAGATCGAAAACAAGCGATTGGAAACTTATGCTGGTGTGAACATGCATTGCAAAAACACAAAGAATCGTACATTTAATCCATTTGTAGAAGCTGAAGACATAAAGGTTTACTTCAAGACAGGGATTGATCCTGTCAGCGGTTTACTGAAGTGCCTCATTCAGGATGAGCGAATTAACATGTATTCAGCAGGCCGATTTGAAGTTCTTCCTGATTATCTTCCTGAAGGCGTTAAAGAATACAAGTTTCAAGCCAAGAAGACCGACAACATTATGAAGGTTGATCCGATCTTGGATTGTCCGAAACTGGTGGACGCTGAAACCCGAGAGGAAGTGGAAGCGTATTTGGCTCAATTTTCATCGGCTATGGTAAATGCGAGCAGCGATGACTTTGAAGAAACCGCTGTCACTTATGATGCTGATGGAAATGTTGTTGATGTCGAAGAAGAAGTTTGATTTGACTTAAAACAGGGGAGATTGCTCCCCTGTTTTATTTTTTCAAACAATAAGAGCCTGCACCCTTTTTGACGATAGAGTGCCCATCTTTTGTAAGCTCTTTTCTAACAACTGCTAAATGATTGCAAAGACAAGCGTCAGTGACAGCAAGTGCTTCTTTGAATCTTTCTTTGAGTTCTTTAAGAGACACTGTTTTTCCGTTGAGAAATTGATTTTTAATGTATTTTTTGATCTTTGCTGCATCTTTAATGATGTTTGATCGAGTCCGCTTTGGGAGCACACGAGAAATCATTTCATATTCAGGATTCTGATTGAAACTTGAATCACAAAAAGCTGGTGCTAATTTTTTCAACGGCAATATTTTTTGCTTTTCTTCAAGCAATCTTACCAAAAGAACTTCTGCTTTAAATGTTTCTGAAAATTCTTCCAACATAGGAAGATTATCCTCTTCTGTCAGAAACTTTCTTTTATCTTTGGTTTTTACTAATAAGCAGGTTTTCATAATATGTTCCTTGGCTAAAATGAGGTTGACAAGTTCTTGTATTTTAACACACAGACAATTCTGTGTACAGGTCTGTATGATATTCAATATTGTTACTCATACATACAGTACTCTTAAACACCACAAGGAGGATTAAATGAGGAACATTTTGATAGCAATTGCATGTGTGGCTGCTTTTGGATTTACGGCATCATCAGCATCTGCCGATGTGCTTTCTATTGATGTTGGGCCACGTCATCGTCACCACCATCATCACTATTACCGTCACCATGATTATCGACGTGATTATCACCATCATCATTATCACAGGTATAATCGACCTTGGTATCGTCGATCTTGGAGACCGGATTGCGATAGACGTGATCGATACCGAAATCGCCATCATCACCATTACTACCATAATCGCAGACCCGGTTTACGTTTCCATTTTAGCTTCTAAGAAAATGGATATTTGGTAGAATAGAATTCATAGAAGCCCGTGGATGAAAGTCTGTGGGCTTTTGTTTTTAAATCACTAAATAAGTGTGATGAAAATGAACAACAATGTTTTA